AAGAGTTTGATCCAGCAATGTATAAGGGAAAAACTAAGTTTGCAAAAGCTTGTGAATATATGCTTCAACCAATTCCAATCACTCCAGAAAAAGAAAAACAACTTTCCGAATTTATGGATGGAGATTTTAAGTACATTGATCCTGCAAATGAAGATGAATATCTTGAAACAAAAAGTCCTGATGGAAAATACATTTGTCCTGAATACTGGTGCACCTTAGATGAAATACCTCTGAGAGAAAATCAGCTAATTCATGAAAAGGGTAAATTGTTATGCCCAGTTTGCAAGAAAGGTATTCATGATGGAACAAACAGTTTGAAAGAATTTCCTCTTATCGAAAGAAAGAAAGCACACATATATCCAAAATTGAAAACTCAAGTTTCAAGTACTGGAAAACAGTTCCCTTGCTGTTATCAGACTCCTCGTAGCAAACGTATTGTTAAAGATGAAGAAGGAGATTCAAAAGATAAAGCTTATGTATTCCAGTCATCTGTAAACGATCTGAAAGAACTTCGTCTTGCAAAATTAGACAAGACATTTATTGATTCTTTTATTTTTGAAGATTATTCTTCTCTGGACAACCAGCGTTTATCCGATAATAAATCTGGATTTTTTAAAGTAGGCCTTGGAAACCCAGTAAAAAATCTACCAAAGTTTTTGTCTCTTAAAGGAACGCGTGTTCCTCTACCGCACGAAGTTCCTGCAATAACTTTGCGCTGTTCCTTTTTGAGAAATTGGTCGGTTCTCACAGATACACATGCAAAGAAAGTGTATGATAGTCTTACTGGAATAAAGAATGAAAAGACACGAGATCGTCTTTCAAAGATTATTTCAGGAATAAGTGATGCATTCACAGAAAATAAACTTTCAAGTTTAGATTCTCTGGAGTATTTAACAGCTTCTTACAAATGCGGGACTTACTTGATATCAGATGGTAAAATTGTATGTTCATTTGGATTAGATTATTCGACTAAAGAAATAGTTATTTTCAAGACAGGAGAAACTCTGAGTATTCTTGCAAAAGTAACTAGACGTGGAAACTGGTTTAGTTTTGTTTCAAATCTTATGTCTGAAGATTTTTCTGAAAAAACAAGAAAGAATATTAAAACAAATAAACAATATTGTGTTCGTGAAGTTCCTTCTTACGAAGATGCTATAAATGTTCTCTCGTCATTATTTCCAGAAGAATCGTATATAATTGTTGTTGATCCGTATGAAAGAGCTGAAGCAATGTATATCCCTAAAAAATTAATTCTACCATTTCGCCCTTCTCCTATCCCAGAAAGTTCGGTTGATAGAGTTTATGGGTTTGAATCTGTCAATCAACTACCATCATTTGCAGATACCATGCGTGTTCTTGAAAAAGCACAAACTGTATCGCCAGGCTATGCATTCACAGATTCTATGTACGACGTTAATGGTAATGTTACCGAAGTGCTAACTGCATCAGGACTCCGAATTTTAGTCAAACCTTTTTCAGATGATAAACCTTCAGTTCCAGGAGAAGTTACCAGAACAGTAGAAGATGAAGAAGAGCTTGTAAGTGCTGAATCTGATCCAGAATTTAAAAATAGATATGCAGAAGTATCGTACATTTCAGAAGTACATGAGTTTTTACTATTCCAGTTATCTAAAGATCTTGAAAATGAAGATTATCGAAAGTTACGAGAAGAATTTGAAAAGAACGATATTAAACGTAAGCCTGCAGAAAAGGAACTTGAATCTTGGTTTCATAAGACAGTATCATTTTTGGAAATAAAAGAGTCTCAGGCATTCATTTCTAAAATACGAGCACCGTGTGGACAATTTACAAAGGATACCTGCAAAGGTAATCTGTGTGGTTGGGATGGAAAAGTTTGCAGAATTCAAGTTAAAAATTCACTCGATGAGAGTGAGTTATTTGATCGTTTGTTCCGAACAATGTTCAGCAACTCAAAGATACGATCCGCCGTGCTTGACGGTCGAATTACTCCTTTCTTTAGTACAATCTTGTACATCGAACTACCACATGAATGGATAGCTACTGATAAAGATATCTTCTAAAGATTATCAATATCAGATTCTTCTAGATCTTTTGCAACTTCTCTCTCAAACACATCGTCTTTCTCTTTATCGTCTTCTGACGTGTTATAGATACTTTCGTGGATTGGAGAAAGTTTATTTATAAGTTCTACAAATTCGCGCTTAATTAGCGCGAGCATTTCAAACATCTTTATAGATTCATCTTCTGCTATGAGAACAAATGAGCCAGGTGAAACCATAGCTCCTTTTCGGCCTCTTCCAGAGAATTTCCCTGGAATTGCTACTTGAACAATTTTGATTCCATCAGAATCAATCATCGCTTCAAATCGCTTGTTACCAAGAAACTTGGTAACTTTGCCTACATAAACATTCGGAGCAGAATCTTTCTTTTTGATATCATCGATGAATTTCCTCACCATAATATCGCTCTTGTTCTCGCTCTTTGAATCTTTACTCGACGGCATTTTATTAGCCGTTAATAGATTATTTAGTCTAAATCCGTTTTAGACACCGTATGATGCTCCATTTGGGAATCATATGGTGTTTTTTTAAGTTTGGGATAATAAGTTTATTTGAGGTCTAGTCTTACGCAACAACCGTCGGGGGCTTGAGGAAGTGAATCTTCAGGAAGCTCTGGAGGTTGAGGTACGTAACATCATCGCCGTCCTTCACGCGGAGGAGCTTGCCAAGCTTGGCGTCAGGGATGATACGGCGCTTGAACGAAGGGTCAAAGCAACTGTGCGACTTTACATAGCCAGCAATGAACTTCGTAACGTCCGTCTGGCTGCGCTGGGACTTGGGGGCAAGGCCCATGAACGAGGCAAGCTCATCGCTGATTGGGCGGAGCTTGAGGAACGCGTTGTTGGCACGGCGGGCCTCCCAGGCCGTCTTCTCCTCAGGCGTCATATCCTCTGGATTCTTACGCTGGCGGCGCTTGGAGTTGCGAACATCGCGCTTGAGAGCGCGCGCGGCATCCGAGGCCTCCGTGATAAGAACACGTACACGAGCCGTGAGCTCCGAGCCAAGAGCCTTAAGATGATCCTGAAGCTCAGCAAGGACAACGGCGGCACTGCGCGTCTCGGCAGGTGCAACTACAGGTGCAACATCAACGGCTACTACGCTATCAACTACGGGAACAGTAACCTCAGCCTTGGCAGCTACACGGCGAGCGGCACGGGGCTTGGCCTCAGGGGCAGGGGCAGGGGCGGTAGAGGGGGCGGGGGTGGCAACGGGGGCGGACTTGGTCTTCTTCTCGGCTGGCATCTTGTTTGTTTTAGTAACAGTCTTCGTTGCCTCCATTTCTAACGCGCTTGTATACTCTAAGGTATCCTTACCTGTTTAAATCACAAACGTATGAGGGCGCTGACAATAATGTGGCAGAGATCAAATTTATTTTTAGAATCGTACAAAATCATCAAAAGTGTATTGGCCACTCTCTCAGAAATTTCAAGTCGATGTTTGTTAAATGTTTGAATTCGGAACTTTACCCATTCCACATAAAGATTGCGTCTAGAAGCCTTCTTATGCTGAGATGCATACGCAATTAGGTCTTGAAGTATTATGAATAAAAAGTCATGAAGATTATTTCGTTTCATATTTTGGAAAAATAAGTGATTCATATCGAAAAACTCATTCTCTTCTATAATCTGACATATCTCTATCCACTTGCTAGAAACTGAATGATCAGATTGATGCAAGTTTGAAATACCCATACTTCTTCGAATCCTGCAAAGTTCTCGGAGCCTAATTCTGTCTTTTATTGCAAGAGGTTGCCTAGTGTATGGATTTGTTGTGTTTGTACGAATCCACTGATTCAAACTTGATACATCAAACCAATATACCTTTTCTGCTTCAACTATTGAAAAATAATCACCTGGATGTATTTTATTTTTTGATTCCATAGTTACAAGTTCTTCTTCGTTATGACATACCGACCGTTTGAGAACACCTTCACCAGAAAGTTTAATTAATTTTCTAGCAGAATAACCTCTCCAAATTCTTTGAATGATAATTGCTTCAGTCTTATTTGGAGCTACATCTGACCAAAGTCTTTTATTTTTCACTTTCAAATGTTTACCGCAAAATAGGAATCCCTTAAGAACATTAGATCCACACTGTTCCCTACTATTTTTATTCTTACATGATGCACAACGCATAATTATACTGTACCCAGTTTTCTTTACCGAAAACGGATTTAGATGTTACACGTTCTAGTATCAGTATAACAAGAACTCAAGATGAACGCACCAGTACATTCAAATGCAGTCGACGTTTCTAAAATTACATTTCAGGTAGGAAAGGCCCAGAAAGATCGCAACCCTTCTATTACAATTCGTTACAATGGAGGCCCGCTTCAACTTCGTCTTCCCCGCCTAGGATTTCCTTTTGGACTTCGTGAGAATGCAAATGATTCTGGAGATAAGTCTTATACGCTATCCGCAGTCCTCAAGGGCTGTGATTCGTATTGCAAGGAGAAATATGTTGGAGATGATGAGATTGGTAAGCTTTATAATATGCTAATTGATCTTGACGAGCACATCGTTAAGTCTGCAGTTGATAATTCCGTTGCTTGGTTCAAGAAGAAGCGTACCATTGAAACGGTGCGCGACACCTACAATAACATCGTCCGACCCTCGAAGGAGAATCGCGATGGTGAGATGGTAGCAAATGGAAAGTACCCCCCTACTTTCCGTATCAAGGTACCTGTGTATGATGGAAATGTAAACGCTGAATTTATAGATGCATCTCGTAACCAGGTATATGTGACTCCCGACTCTCTTGTCGGAGTCCTACCCAAGGGAATCGAGGCAAATCTCGTGATGACCGCAAACATCTATGTCCTCGCAGGAGGTACGTTTGGTGTGACGCTTCGTCTCAAGGCTGCTCAGATTTTCCCGATTGCTCGCGTTACTGCAGCAATGATGTTCGCCGATGAGTCTGATGCACCTCCTGCAAAGGATACAGATGCAGATGAATATGGCGGTGGAGCCCTCGTAGAGGAGTCCGCGCCCAAAGATGAAGTGATTGGCGAAGTCAAGCCTATGGCAGGTGCTGGTGCAGGTTCTGCGCCTCCTGCAACAACGGCTGTTCGGAAGCGTCGCGCTGTTGCAAGCTCGTCGTAAATTTAGAATCAACAGGAATCTTATAAATTTCAAATGAATTAGATATAAAAATTAATTGATTTTCAGAATTAATGTAATTTGATTTTTTCACTGCAGAGCAAACGCTAGGCACTGAAAGTGTTCTTTTGTTACACTTTTCACACTCGTAGATATCTGGCATTTTTACCACAAATTCTGGAGTTATGAGACGTACATTTGAATGAAGCGATTTAGTTATGAATGTTTGAATATCGTCTTCCAAACAATCTTCGTACGCTTCCTCTGACATCTTCGACCAGATAGTTTCTTTCTGAGAAACCCAATCAGGCTCTTGCAATAAAGTAGAAAAAGGGTTGGAATAAAACCACAGAGAATAAAAAATTTCTGCATTCTCAGGATCATGTTCTGCAAGTCCAATCCGTTTCAAACTTTCATCATAAAGCCAATAAACGTTCCATTCATATTTTGTATCTAGGCAACCACGATATACATCTTTGCCGTTATAGTTCCACTCTTCTGCATCGTAATTTAAATCATGTTCCGCGATTTCGTCAGAAAAATCTATGTACACAAAATCGGGATGTAGTACTGAGTACATTTAGTGTTTGGGTGTAAAAAATGTGTGTAAAAATGACGCTCATCTACGGCTCCTCAAAGTATCCAATGGATTCAAGGTGGGCCCGTATCTCTTTACAGACTGGTCTCAAACGCCCCAGCTTTGCAGCTGCGCGCGCGACAAGTACGTACTTCTCAATGTGTTCACTAACGATCTTTATTCGCCCATCGTACTCGGTGGTCCAAAACCCATTCCAGAGTAATTGGTCAGCGACCGAGCGATAAACAGACCAGTGAATTTGGCAGCCAATACTTGACATCTTTCAATGTTTTTTATAACCGTGTAATTCATTTAAAAAATTCCGTTTTAATCAAATTTTACCATAACCTTTACCTCGTGTCTAGCCATTGATTTAGTAGCCGAACGAGAAAGTTCATGTCTCTTTCGAGGAACTCCTCCTACCTCTTCTTTGGGCTCATGAATACGTGTCTCCATATCTGCATGCACTGCTTCACGATTAGTTTCAAGATAATCAAGAACTTCGTCAGAAATTGCCCACTCAAAGAAATTTAGCTGACCTACTGTCGTATCCATTCCACAAAACTTGATACGCTTCCAACGACAAAAAGGATCAAACATCTTCTTGCTGTAAGCTTTGAGATGTGAC